ATGGACTCCTGTTATGATGATATTCCCTAACCACATCTCAGTTGTAGTAGCGCTCTCCGCTAATTCAACTCCATAGATTTCACCAATTGATAGGGGGATGCCTTCCTTATAACCAGCAAAAGAGCCAGACCACCCAGATCCGCCTACGATATAAGCCTTCACCCCTGCATTGGCAAAGTCTGTTGTTTCTAAAGCATCTGAAGTGTAGTCTAAACTCCATGTATTTATGCCAGCGATGGTTTTGGCTGCTTGTATATCATCAAGATAGATAATATCACCATTAGCACCATTGGCATTTGATTCTAACCCAATAATAGTTCCAGCCGTTGTTGCTGAAAATGGGCTACCAGCAACTACAGTGCAATGGCAATATCTCCATGTGGTCGCCGTCAATGCGGGGATGTCTACCAGAGTTGTGGGGCTTGCACCTGCTGCTGTAACTCCCAGCCCTATGCGATAATCTAATAATGCCGTTGTAACATTAGAATATGCCCAGCAAAGGATATGAGTATAAGTAGATACATCCCTAGCTGCTGCCATAGTTTCATACATTACAATATTGCCAGGGGCTATAGCCGCACCTAAGGTGCATTTAGCGCTACCATCCCCTACCTTAACAAGCGTTTCTTCTAAGGCTGCCGTGCCGTTTGTGCCCGAAGTCCAACTATCCTCGCAATCCTCTAAGAGATAATTGCCAATATAAACGCTACCTGATTTTCCTGCCAGGTGAGCCATAAGTCACCTCCTATTCTATTTATTTTATCCTGCTGGCGGAGTTAGCGCAGAAATTCCTACAAAGTCGTAAGACACAGATACTATGCCATCATGGGATGCTGAAGAATGAACACCCGTAATAATTGCACTCCCAGTCCAGTAGTAGGTGGCATCTTCATAGAGACTTAGGGTTACAGGAGAAGCTGCATTGGCAGTTAAAATCTGCTCAACACCTTCCTTGTATCCCTCAAAACTTCCTGACCAACCTTTACCACCAACTATGTAGGATTTCACTCCCGCATCTGCAAAGTCAGTCGTCTCAAGGGCATCAGACGTATAATCCAATGTCCATGATTTAATCCCTGCGACTGCAGTCCCTGTGCTAACATACCCTGATTTACCTGCTAAATGAGCCATTGTTTACCTCCTAATTATGTCTTATCTAACCAGACTCGGTATCTTAAACTTATTTGAAATATATTAGTTTCGCTATCCCACACTAGTGAACTTGTAAACTCCCGCAAGCATTTCATTCCCGTGTATCCATCAGCATTTATAGTTTTATCATCTAAAGCATCCATAACCTCATCGGCTATCTCTGCGAGGTCGGCAGTTGATTTATCCGAGAAACAATTTACCCAGAATGTAAGATTCTCTATTGCCTCAAAGTCCTCAAAAGTGCCAATTGGCGATTCAGTCAAAAGCCCGAAAGTGCAATACGGAGTCTCGCCACTTTGCGGTGCTTTAATTTGGTAGCATTTTCTATCAAATACTTTCCAGGTTACAGTCCCATCAGTTTGAGTTGCTCCGTTTGTGGTTGACCATGTAGGTTCGGTTGAGGCATGGCTTGTGCCTGCTACTGTGCACAAGTATGTATGGTTATTGTATGTAGTAGCTTTAACAAAATCCCCAACTGTATAAGCCGTATTAGCAACCCAAGTCTCTGGATACAACTTCAACAAATTAAAGAATCCTATGTTTATAGCTGATAACATTATTGCCTCTTTTGACTTGACTTAATACAATGCTTATGGTATAATAGAATAAGAGGTGAGTAATATGCCACAAATTGGTGATACTAAAATCGGTAGAGAGATTGGTAAAGGAAATAGCTCACACCGCTTCATGTGGGTTGCGTGTAATGATTGCGGTAAAGAGCGTTGGGTTCATTCACCAAAGGGAATCCCCGAAAATTTAATTTGTATAGATTGTAGAAATAAAAAATTCAGATTAGTTTCCTTGAAACTCAATAAAGGTAAACACGCCAAGATTTATAAAGGCGGGTTCAAAACTAAACAGGGTTATAAAATAGTCTATTTACGTCCTGATGATTTCTTCCATCCTATGGCTAATAGAACTGGCTATGTAATGGAGCACCACTTAGTTGTGGCTAAGTCTTTGGGTAGGTGTTTGCATCTTTGGGAAATCGTTCACCATAAGAATCACATTAAAGATGATAACCGATTAGAGAACTTACAATTAGTAACTAGCGATACACACAAACAAATAACAAGACTAGAAGAACGAATCAAGTTTTTAGAGAACAGTGTTAAAGAACTCAAATTAGAAAACAAACAATTAAAGAAGGAGTGTAACAATGATTATTGATTTGGGTAATAAATATATTCAATTTGAATTACTAAACGATACAGGTAAAACACAAGTATGGTCATGTGTAAATAAATCAAGTGGCAAAGACTTAGGTACTATACAATGGTATGGAGCTTGGCGACAATATACTTACTTGGTTGGTAGAAATTCAGAATATAATAATGGGTGCCTTGAAACCATACTCAAGTTTATTAATATGCTCAATAAAGAAAAGCGTATATTGCAATAGCTTAATCAATTTCCAAAAGTGTTAATTCCAAATGGTGATTATTATTACTGGGGTTCACGATTCCTTTTACTTCAAAGTATCTAGTTGAATCACTATTACGTATTCTGGTAGATTCACTTAGATTAGAATTATAGTTACAAAACAGCTTGTGAGAAGCGTAGGTCGTGAGCTTATCAGCACTCATTCTTTCAGCTACAGGTAAACTTGAAAGCCTACCCCTGAAAGCTGTACCGTCTACGTATGCGGAAGTCGTGCCTCCCTGGCCATCGTCTGTTTCCGTGAGCGTTTGCGGGTAGAACTCTTGAATCAAGAGTCCGCTAGATATTCCCATTAGAACCTCATTCTCTTATAAAGTCTAAGTGATTCCAAAATACTTTCAACCATACTCTTACCTAGTGAAGTCCCTGCTATGGTATAAGAGTAATCCCCTATCCTTTCAGTCTGTAATCCTTGCTTGGCTCTATTCTGATAAAGTGCTACGCTTAAATCTATACACGCCTGTCTTATATCTGAGGGGTATTGATAGATATAAATAGTGGCCCCACTGGAATGTGTGGCTTGTGTTGTCCCGTTAACCCCAGGCTCTACTGTTAAAGTCAAAGTAGTAATTGAGTAAATATAATACTGCTCAGAGCCTATCAGAATGAGTTGACCTGCACTTAGATTAGTCACAGAGGTAACATCTATCGCATTTTCACCAGCAGTCAAGTCCTCAGTTATTGTAGTGTCAGAGATATACGGTGTAGCCGAGATGCCGTCTCCATATCCCCATATACCTGCAATCTCTACACCCTTTTTAACTCCAGAAGCAAACGAACCATAATCACCTTCAGGGTTTATCTCTAGCCTGATATACGGAAAGGTATTGAGAGTATCTTCAATCCCAACCCCATAAGGTATAACATCACCAGTAGCAAAGGTAGTATCAAAATTGTTCTCATAAGTACCATCCCCATCTTCATCTGTCTTTAAGGTTGTGATAGATAAGAGGTCAGGAGTCCACAAGGTCACAGCACCATTAAAGTATTTAGTAGCTGTTTGGGTTACAAATGTTCGATTACAGTATGAATCAATACTTCTACTAGAGGCCTCCAGAATCTTCCTCATTACAGTGTCATCCGTAGTGCTGGTGATTCCGAGTATTCCTTTTAAATCAGCGATTGAAGCATAACTTCCAAACATTATATTCTCCAGATTCGCCCACATATCGGGCACGATTTATATCCCTTAGAATTCTCATCTAATTGCCAATAATCATAAGGACACATTTTATTCTCTAAGTCCTCATCTATGGGATGAAGTTTTTCTTGTTCTTTATTCCAGTCAATTATGTTCTTTAACTGCTCGAATGACATATAAATTCCTCTATTGGTTTACTACATCCACATATCGGGCAGACTTCCCACTCTTTAGGTTCTAGCAAAACCACCCAATAATGATACCCACATTGTGGACATTTAAGTTCTAGTTTTATATTCCATTATGCTGCTGCCGTTATTGTAGAATATTGAGATAGCATATAATATCCGATATACCATTTAATCACGCCCGTATTAGCTGCCGAACAAGTAGCATTGATAGTCCCTATAGGACAAAGCCATGCTATTCTGGGGATGACTTGTAAAGCACCTGCTGTAGTAGGTGTTAAAACAGCAGGGCTATCTACAGTAAAAGTATAGGAAGTTCCTGCTGCATCAGAGGTTATTGTGACTGCTGTTGATAAATTCACTGTTCCTGCTGGTTCAGTAACTACCTCTTTAATCTGACATGTAGCAGCATTAGCCCCAATGACTGTAGTTACTATTCCTACAAATTCAGTAACCAGAATCGGCCCGCCAGTAATAGTAAATAGATTATCAGCAGCAGCTAGAACTGCACCATCTGACTTTTCACACGTTTGATAAAATCCTTTAGAATATAATACAGTCATATTAACCTCCGATTAAGATATTGCAATGCGTTGCAAAAAGTGGTGGTAGGTGTCTAGTTCCACCGCTAGTCTTTCGGACTTCGCATTAAGGTAGGATTTATGGTAGTAGTAACCTCGCTTCTACTACTTACCTCTTACCACCGAGAGTATGGCTTCCCTTTAGCTCCCTAAGGCTAGTTATCGCCATCTGCTTATGGGATTCTCAGCTTCCCGTTTTCACCACCACTCAAGGAGAATGACCTAGCCTTGCTTAAGGGCTAGGCTGCCAATCCCTACTTCCCGAATTACCCTCCTAAAAAGAAAGCGGTATCATAGGACTTACTTGGCAGGCGGTTCATCCATCCCAAACTTAGAACACAAACTGAGATGTTCGAATCCTAGCTTTTCCTCTTTGTCAAGTTGTTTCAGAAACTTACCTATCTTATTTTTTAGACCATCTGAAACAGATATATCTCGTTCCTGCGGAATAGGTGTTCCATCTTCTTTAGCAATCTTCCACTTGACCTGAGTTCCCTCTTGTTCAAATTCAAGGTCGGTTTCCTCTTGTTCGGTAAACAAACCCTCCATGAGTTCCCTTGCCTCTTTCATGTGGGCATAGTTCCAACCCTGAA